TGACAAGCTGTTCTGGGAAACCTATGATGATCTGACTAAATACTTGTCTACAAAAACAAATTGTAGCGTTATCCGTTGCGCCACTGCTGAAGCAGATGATGTGATTGCTCGTTGGATTGCGCTACATCCCCAAGATGAACATGTGATTGTCAGCAGTGACTCAGATTTTGTGCAACTGGTTGCACCCAATGTGCAATTGTACAATGGTATCAACGATCACTTGTTCACTACAGATGGCGTGATTGACGCAAAAGGTAAAAAGTTGGCATTTTCAGTTGAAAGCAATTCCAAGATCAAGGTTGGCAAAGCAGATGCCAACTTTGTGGCTCCTGTGGACTATCACAAGTGGGCCTTGTTCTTGAAATGTGTGCGCGGCGATCCCGGCGACAATGTGTTCTCAGCTTACCCAGGTGCTCCGGTCAAAAGCACAAAGAATCGTGTGGGTCTAACAGAAGCCTTTGAAGACCGCAACAAAAAGGGCTATGCATGGAACAACCTCATGCTTCAGCGCTGGACTGACCACAACAACGAAGAACACAAGGTATTGACCGATTACGAACGCAACTGCGAACTGATTGATCTTACTGCACAACCCAAACATATCAAACACAGTGTGGACACAGCAATACGCGAACAAGTAAGTCACCGAGACGTGGGCATGGTGGGTGCTCACTTCCTGAAGTTCTGTGGACGATACGAACTCAATAAATTGAGTGAGCAGGCTGAACCAATCAGTCGCTGGCTCAATGAAACATACAAAGGAGTCCTAAATGACGCTAATAGCTAAACCAGTAGTAGACAAAGAATACTGGATCATCAAGCAAAATGATCAAAAGGTTGGCAACATTCAAGCCGTAAACGATGGTTATCAGATCACCATCAACAACAAGATAGCTAGTTACAAAACTATTCCTATGTTGAGAAACCGTGAGAATATTGAATTTGAGCCAGCTGAGAAAACCAGCAAACAGTCAGATCGACAGGTGCATGGTTATGAGACCTCTTGTCGAGTGTTCAATCCTATCTGGGATGTCAAGCACCGATTGCCATTGTTTACCAAGGAAGAAAAAAGCAAAAGCTGGTATGCTGCCGGTTGGTACTTGGTCAAACAACATCGCAACTGGAAGCCAGTACACAATCCAAAATTGATTGTGTTAGAACGTTATGCCTACCAAGGTCCATTTTATACTAAAGAAGAAGCCAATGACAAATCCGTTTCGTGATCAAGAAAAATTTATGCGAGCTTGCGATCAAAGCGTCGACGAGTTCAACGGCACACAGTTTGATATGTACTGTGCCCTTATTGAAGAAGAGCATAAAGAACTAAAGGTTGCGCTGGCAGAAAACGACGACGAAGAAATTGTTGATGCATTGCTAGACATCCTTGTTGTTACTATGGGCGCACTACACAGTTTTGGTGCCGATGCCGAAGGTGGCTGGAAAGAAGTCATGAAGACTAACTTTGCCAAAATTGACAAGGAAACTGGCAAGGTCCGCAAGCGCGAAGATGGCAAGGTACTCAAACCTCAGGGTTGGACACCACCAGACTTGAAACCATTCTTGAAAAAGAAAAAATGACCACTAAAGTAGATACTACTTTTGGCGAAGACCCCAACTACGACAAAGTGATCACTGTCAAGCGAGGTGAATTCACTATAGAAGATTGGGTTAGGACACTCAGCCAGGAAGAACAGCAAGAGTGGCGAAAGCAACATGACATCCACGAAGCCGCAGTACATGCGGCCGTGGCTGCTGGTGATGCAGAAGTGTATACACCTGATCCAGAAAACGCCACTATCAAATGGCGAAATCAAGAAATTCATCTGTACTGGATGAATACTATTTCGGCCGAAGACAACGACAGCTACCACAGCTTTTGGTCCAGGTACCATGCGGCTGTAGCAGAAAGAAATCAACAATGAGCATACACATCAACAGATTTATCGATCTAATCAAGGCACAAGAGAGTCGCGGCGGCAGAGATGTTACCATGAGTCTCAAAGATGCCAAAGATTTACATGCAGATATCACCAAGTTACTGTTGGTAGTTGAGTCTCTACGTGAACGACAAAACACCAACAAAGATGAAGTAATCAAGGTTGAGCTCACCGGCGGTACATTTTAATCTACTCAGTTTTCTAGCTAAATAAAACTAGGAGTTTAATGATGAGTAGACCTAAACCCAGTGTGCTGATAGAGCACACAAACAAACAAACTTACAAGACCGAGCAAGTGCTGGCGTCGGAAGGAGTATGGGCAGTGTTCTACGACAATAGCCCCATCAATCTCAAGACATCCAATCTCTTGACTCAGTATCCGGGACCCAAGTACAAAAAGGTCTCGTTCTCAAATCCAGGGCATGCAATCAACCTGGCTAGAAAGCTCAACACACAGTTCAAAACTGACAAGTTTGCTGTGGTGCTGTTGACACAGGGTGCCCAGGTGTACCCCAATGGCCAGTAAGCGTACCATCACTTGTGCAGTGCTAGATGTTTGTGTGGGCGAACACAAACCCACACTAGATCAAGCTTTGGCCGAATGGTGGAAAAATCCTCGAGAAGATGCAGGCCTTCGGTTAACAGCTGAAGGCTTTTTCATTTTTAATCTTGCTGAAATACAGCATTACAAGTTTCAACTGCCGCCTGGCATACATGCTCGTGCTAGGACCTTGTTGATCTTGGATCGCAAGATGACTTGTCCTTACTATCTCACACAAGGCAAGGCTCCGGAAATCTACATCTATGGCAGCAAAGAAGCCAGCCTGTTTGCGCTGTATGGTGATGTGGAAAAGTTCCTAAGAGGCATAGCCCGGCAGTAATTGATCTGCCAAGGCACAAGCTCGAGCCATGAAGTCACGTTCCATGCTAGAAGGCAACTGCCACAACAACCTTGTCATGTTGCGTTCCAGTCGTGCTCTGTAAAGCGTGAGATCCAAGGGCTGTTGCAAAAGATGCCAGTTACGTTCCAGTGCTGCCGACCAGCGCACATCGTTGGGCAAATTGTCATAGCTGGTATCAACAACATCGTCAAACATATCAAAACCCATGCGTCGACATTGATCCACAATACCTTGATGGCCGATTACAACAGGAATCTGCTGAGCAGCAAACGCCATTAGTGTTTTTTCAGTCACAATACCAGTGGGTGGTTCATACTCAGTTTCAGTTACAATGTTTACAGGAGCAGACTGGTACACATACAGCAGTGACATAAAGTTTGGTATATTTTCACAACCAAAATAACAACTGTAATCGTGTGCAGGCAGTGCAATTTCTGTGCCTAGACTGAGCCATCCGTTGTCAAGTGAGCGTAACATACTGGCCGCAAAAGATCGATGCCTTGTGATTCTGCCGTTCAAACACTGCCACGCATGCGTTTTGGGAGCATTGAAAATATGACGCCATTGATCAAAACATTGTGCCAGTGCCAGCGCAAGATCATAGTTGTGATTGCTGAACTTGATTAGATTCAACGGTCCATTGTAAAACTGTTCTAGATCACTGGTCCAATGTGTGACCAAGACCTGACTGGCATGATCTCCGTAGAACTTTTCTACCTTTTCTAGTTCAAGCACACGGTTGTTGTGCATGGTCACAAAGTCGGGCAAGTGCACCACTGCTAGTGTTTTGGCAGTGAATTCAGGCATGGTCAATGCCAGATCCCATCCCAGTTCGGGATTGTAATGACCGTGATAGGCATGGTATCGATTGGGTGTAACATCAAAACCCAATGGTCCTAGTGTTTGATTAAAAAAATGTCCAAAATTCATTGCGGAATATTTACTCCGTAAATACTAGATGACACTTACTATTGAACAAGCACTGAGCAATCAGTATCTGATGTTTTATCATGCTGCCTGGCCAGCAGAGGATCTAGTACCTGTATGTACCCTAGTGCAGTGTGTGCACACTGTGAATCAAAATCTCAAACGGCACGGGCGAGTGATTGGTAACTGGACAGCAGAAGCACAAGATCAAGCCGCTAGATTGTTGTGGGTCAATTGGATGTATCAGCGATTGGGTGTGGAGCCTATACGTAAACCTATACTGGTGCACACACAAGACAACAAGTTGATAGTCGATTGCGGTGATACCAGGCTAATGAGTTTAAACCTGTTGATTGATCCAGGCACAGTTGGTGTATTGTGCACAGTGCCTGTGGCACAGGCAGACAAGTTTGCTGACTGGACTCCAGTTTGTAACAATCAAGAACTATTAGCAGTCACAGGATTTGGAGCAGGTGCTCATGTGTTAATAACACCAGGCAAAGATCATGCTATAGAATGGTTAGAAATTGGGGACCACACTACCTCTCATCATTTACATGATATAGATCAGCGTGTGACCATGATGCAACGTTACATTGACACGCAGGTTGATGACTTTGAGTTTTCAGTTGACTGGGCTCGTAGCTATATCAACTGGGAAATTTATTCAAGGTAAGGCAAAAAGTTAGCTTGCCACTTTGCAAAATCTTGGTCCCAAGTTTTTTGATAAGATTTCAATAACTGTGTGTTGTGTACAGCAGCCTTTTGAGCTCGCTGACTCACTGTGGCAAAATCAGCCGAACGAATTTCCTTGCTGACCTGCAGGCTCTTCCAGATAAAGATGCCCACTTTGTTTTCAACTTCTTT